CGATGTGGTTGGTTCTGTAAGTTCTCTCCACTCTTCCACATATTAGATGCAGATGATAATCTGCCTGGAGCTTTCTGCGTACCGTATTGTTTATACTCTGATCTAGACTTACCATCAGGATCTACTATTGATGATGTATAAGTAGATTGAAACTTCATTTCTTCCTTTAACTTATCAATCATGTTAAGCATATCAATACATTCAGGAGACGTACCAGGATGATCTTTCATTCTCTTCCTGTTGTATTCGTCAGTCTTTACTCCTCTACCAACTAGCTTCAGCTTGTTAAAGTATAAGTCCTTCATCTGCTTATATGAATTGATGTTAGGTTCAAGATCAGGGTCACCAGTAACAAGTGCTACTTGTGCATAGAACTTCTGCATTAATTGATCTATATCTTTGAGTAGATCTTCATTGACACGATCCTTCATACTTACATCACGTAATACACCTGATACTGTCATACGTATAAGGTGTGGTTGTAATCTCATTACATGATTAAAGAAGAAGTCATCTAGCTTTTGATCTTGTAACTCCTTATGTAACTTATCGTGAGCTGCCCAAGTGATACAACAGTCCTTAACATTGTATTCCCAAAACTGGTTGATGTTACCATCCTCTCTCCATGTCTTTCCTTCGTCTTTGTAATATGGATGGTTCGTATATTGTGCGGTGAGATACCCCAAGTTATGCGGCATTGTTGGGTAGAGAGTGTGGTGAGCAAGCAACGTATCGAACCAAATCTTATGTACACGTATCCTATCCTTATACCAGAGCCAGTAGGAATCAAAGGTTCCGTTCTGTGCTATTAGATTCAACTCAGATGTAGATAAGAATTGTTGGATCTTGACGCGAAGCTTCTTTTCTTCTGCCAAGCTAAATCTATTCTGTTTCTCATCTCGAAAATTGATGCATATTCCTTCGTGAGCATTGTTTGCAAAACCAATACAAGCAGTCTCTCCTGCAATCGTCTCAATATCGAATGCGATTGGTTTCTTTTCATCAGAAAGCATATCGATAAAGTGAATAGCTTCATCTGGACTGGGGTTAGTTCTCGGAACGATGATATGAGGTTCGAAGTTTCCATCTATTACCCTTCGTAGTTTGTTAATGTCATACTTAAACATTGGTTCGTTTCGGAGATCCCGCAAGATAAGAGCAGGGTTAAAGGCAAAGATGACCTTAACATCTCGTCGTTGGTGTCCGACTTTACAATCGATAACACTGCCTCTCCAATTGGTGATTCCCCATTCTCCGAGTAAGGCATGAAGGGCATAGTTACCGAGACAGAGTATCCATTTGACATTAGGAAGTTGATCAAGTTCCCAATCAAGTAATCCTTCCCAATGATCAAGTTCTGCTGCTGGCACAGGTCTACGAGCTTCTGTCTTAGAACTGAGAGAGACTTGCCGTTTAATAACGTTAGTAACATAGCAGTCCTTTCTAGTTATATCTTCGCCACGTAGTGTTGTCCATAACTTCTGGCCTGCTCCTCCTACCATAGGCATCTTCATAGTAGCTTCTCGATCACCAGGAGCTTCTGATAAGATAACTAGTTCTGAGTTAGGATTACCACTAGAGGGGCAGTCTACTTTAAGTCCTGCGGCAGATGCTTTCTTTGAGAACTCTCCAAGTAACCATGATTCTTTTACCTCCTTGGTATCTGCCATGTATTCATTGTCCTTTCTACTTGTAAAGTGTACATCTCCATATCGAACTTGTTATCTATCTCAGTATGCTCTATACCTAGTTCATTAAATGGTATAGGAACTCGATAGTCTCCATGATCACCATAGTTATACCCCTCTCTTATAATATGTATGCCAAAACAGTTCTGCCTGCCAACAGCCTTAATCATGTAAGGTATCTCAGGACCGTAACCATCTGAGAATACTACAGTAGGTGCTATATTATCTGACATAGATCTTACTGCTATCTCTCCCATAATGTCATCACCAAATAGATCAGCTAGCCATTTGTAACAACTAATCTGTACCGTTCTAGGTGTCAGTCCTCTTAGTAATGGTTGTGGTGTGTCTCTTCCATCAGTAACCATTTTCTTCTGAGTATTTATACCTACCTTAAATATAGGATCAAAGATAGATTTCAATGGAGCAGAGAACTTCATATGTACTGCATTGTATTGATCACATATAATCTTTGCAGCAGTATCCTTGCCACACCCAGGAGGACCATTAAGAATTATTACTGTCTTCATCTACAAGAGTTACCTTTAATTCCTTAAGTGCACAGTACCGTTTTATGATTTTAATTGCTAAGGCTCTGTCATCTAGTATCCAGTCCCATATATCAGACTCTTTTTCTGTTAAGTGAATAGCTGTTATATCTATAATATCTCTAGTTCTACAATCAATTAGTCCAAATACTTTTGTGGGGTATATTTCTGTCATTAGCTATCTCCCTTCTTATATAAACTAAGACTCAATGCACGCTGATCAGTTACTAGTATCACTTTCTTCTTAGCTCTCGATATACCAGTGTACAAGTTCTTCCTATTCAAGTTGAATGCTCTAGACTTGTTCATTACATACACTACTGTATCGTATTCAGATCCTTGAGACTTATGAGTTGTAATTACATAAGCTAGATCTAGATCCTTCTGAGGATTAATAATTGCTGTGCCTCTAGTAGTATCTACTTCCATAGCCATAGGAATATCTACTACTTTATCTCCAAAGTCTACAACTACTACTCCTAGATCACTAGCTTCTTTAACTACACCAGATTCTCCATTGAAGATACCTAGATCATAGTTGTTTACAGTGAAGATAACTTTATCACCTTGATATACACGAAGGAATTCCATATCCTTCACCCACTTCTGTCTCTCAAGTTCTATATATGGTTTATCAGCAGGCTGTAGAAAGGATTGAATCTGCATGTTCAATGCTTGAGTACCAATCCAACCTATGTTAGTAGGTGATATGATCTGATGTTGTATAGTAGCAAAGTCAATGCCTTCTTCTAAGCTATCCATTACAATGCCAGTTACTTCTTCAACAGGCTTCTCTGTTATCTTCATTTGAAAGTCTTCAGTACGTCTAGGCATCTGGCCTTGTGTAATGAGCCGGCCATTCGTAATGATATTACTTCCTTCAGCTTGTCGATGTATCTTATTTAGAATGATACCATCGAATCGTGCAAGCATTTCTTGGAAAGGAGATGGCTGTTCTCTTAGTCTCTTACTAGATTCAATTGGTTGTAGTTGATTGACATCCCCAAACATACGAATACATCCACTACGCGGTAGTGCATCTAGTAAGTTTCTATGTACTTCATGATTGCACATAGCATACTCATCACCTAATACTACATCGAATTCAATTGGATTAAACTTGTCTCTCTTAGGTTCAGTAGTACGTAATGGTTTACCTGTCTTCTCGTCTAGCTCTCCTGGGTGTGGGTATTCTAGTAATCTATGCTGTGTCATCGCCTGGATACCAGTAGCTTCTGTTATCCTTTTAGCAGCCTTACCTGTTGGTGCACACATAACTACTCTGGCACCACTATCAGTTAGTTCCTCATAAGCAGTCTTCATGATAGAGGTTTTACCTGTGCCAGCAGTCCCACTAATAGGAACTATTCGCTTCTCTCTATCAACACATGATTCAATTGCTTTTAGTTGGTCTTCATCCCATTCCATTAACTTGCCTCATCATTTGTAGAGTGCGACTCCCTATGTTTCTTCATAACTTGAGCAACACTCACGATTATACATCTGGCAAAGAGTGAGCCAGTAATGCCTAGTTGTTTTGCTTCATCATGTATTAGATTGTATTCATCTTGTGAGCATCTGAGACGGAAGTTGGCACCTGATGTTGTTGAGAATGGTCCTAGTCTACGTTTTTTTGAATCTTCAAGGGGTATTGGGATCGTTATTAATATCGGGGGGACATATGTCATTCAATGGTTTCCGTGCTTGTTCATCTTTGATTTTCTTAGCTCGTATATGTGATATAGCTATAACTGCATCAGTACAAGTAAACTGTCTGTTAGTAATATCAACTTCACTAGCTCCACAATGAATGCAGAACTGTGTAACTAGATCTATACTATGTTCCATTGATAACATATAGCACACATTCCATTGTGTGTCAAGCACAAAAAAAGAGAGGAGCCTTTCAGCTCCCCTCTTCCATCCTCACGGTCTGACGTGATAGTTAGGCGACGGTTACACGGGTGTAAGTCGCGGATTCTGCACCCTCCATAGCCTCTAGAGCCTTGCCACCATCGCGAGTAGCCGCTAGGCAAACGAACTGTTCCTTTTTGATGTCCATGGGATTTCCATCAGCATCGAGGACTTGAAACACTACGAGTAGGGGGCGGGAAACTCCTTTACCGCCTTTACCTGAAGCTTTACCTTCAGTCTTATCATCAGCCATTTTGCATAATTCCCTTTGTTGGGGTTAAAGTCAACTCACTTAACGCATTTACTATACTAAAATAGTGGGAGAGGGTCAATAGATTTATTAGATCTCAACAAATAATAAATTCAAACCCTCTCCCTATCATGAAGCATTGCGTGCCTATGCTTCACGAACCTTCTTGATCTCAGGACGCTGTACACCTTCATATTCTGAGGTATCAACTTCCACAATGCATTCCATGCCGACCCATTCGGACGTATCGACTTTCTTGCTTAGTTTTCCGCCGATAGCCTCAATGAATCTCCGACATCCAAATCGTGCATTTGGATTATCTTCTAGTGATACACGACGATAAATGATTGTAGTCCCATCAGGATTTCCCTCTTCAAAATCTGCTGGATACTGATCGGCTCCAATATGGAAAGCAATCGCGGCATACTTTGTGTCCCGTTGAGACATCTTTACTTCTACTTCACGGATAGTACCTAAATAGTCAGCAGGTGGTAAGGGCGGTGGCTGTTCTTGTTTGGATAGATCAACACTAAATTCTACAATACTAGGAATGTCATCAGACATATTAGTTATCTCCTTTGTTGATATTGATAGGGAAAGAAGGGAATGATATCAGATAGTACGCATACTTACAAGTCCCTTTATCTTGTATGTACACGCCTTTACACCACAAGATGCTGTGTCAAGTGGAATTAATAGGAAAGAAATGATCGTGAAATAGTTTTAAAGCCTCTTGCTGCTTTGAAGCACTTTCTAAGTATTCTAAGTTATCATCTATAGCATTTTGTTCTGCTAATTCATATACTATTTCTATTGCGTCTTTTATAGTCATGGTAAACCTATCTTTCTCTTATCGTTATCTATCCATCTTTGATACCATTCTGTAATACCTTCTCCTTCAAAGGTATCAGCATTATAATCTAGATTAAATTCTGGATCACCTGATGTAATAAACATTCGAGACTTCATAGGTTTACGTGCTCGACAGTTGCGTACAGCTATTCGTCGCTCTCTACCTGTATCAGTTAAGTTCCAGATCTCTGAGATCTTAATAGGTAACTGCTCATTAAGAGATGATCCTAGCATGATAGAGATATACATTACTATACCTTGATCATTAGTAACTGGCTTATCTTCATGTGCTATAAAGATTACATGCCTATTATGTTGAGCAGTTACCTTGAGTATCTCTCGTACTGCTGCTGTAGTCCATGTATTCTTATTACCATATCCTGAGAAGCCAGGATCTTCTAGAGTAGAACTCTTACCTTTAGTAGTTCTGCGAGCTTCTACTACACCATGTACTAATGCTTTTTCTCCGAATGTAGTAAGACTATCAAACACTACTGTCTCTATATCAGGATTATCTTCTAACATTTTAGATAGCTTTAGAGGATTCTCTTCACGAAACTTCATTACAATATTATTAGGTTCATCTGATAGATCTAATACTAGTATATCATCTCTATTAGTTAGTGATGAAGTGCCATCAGGATCAAAGTTTATCCATAACTTTTTTCCTGGAGCCGTAGCTGCAAGGGTCGTTTTACCTGATCCACTAGAACCCCATAGCATTAGTGAGAATCTACTTGCTGCATTCTGTGGAGTTTGTAGTGTCTTACCTCCTAGTGTTAACTCTGTAGGCTTATCAGTCATGTCAGTGGATTCCATTCATCTTCTTCCATCATAGCCAACACATCTTCTTTCTCACTTAATGTAGGTGATGCACAAAGAGGAAGGAATGAGCAACTACGAAAGTATCTGTTACATGAGTGTGTATACATAGGAGCTTCTAGTGGTGTATCTTGATACTTGATCATAATGCCAGCAGAATGAACAAACCATTCGGCCCACTTTTCAACCATATAAGGCGTGCGACGTACATCATCAACTCGAATACCAGTACTGGGATCACGACCAATTGGAATACGCATACCACTAACTTCAGCATCAAAGCATTCCTCCTGTGTAAAGGTACTAGCTGCTACTGTATAGCCTGTTATCTGATGACTAGTAATCCATTGAGCTAACCATGCTTCGTCTGGTCTTGCAGCAGTTTTTTCTTCTCTAACTCGAAGTCTTTTATTTTTGATAAGTAGACCGTCGAGAACTCCTGTGAACCTACATGTAAGTATGCATGTTTCATTAGGTTCAGATAGATCTGTTCCATATTCGAATCGGGCCACAATGTTATAGGGTATCTCAATGCCAACATCGGACAGTGGGTCTGACTCATCTCTAATCCAAATTGTACATCTATCCATGTCGTATCTATCAATGTAGTACACGATAGACTCACTGATATTCGAGATAGTTCGTCTAGTGTCATTAATATCATCATAGAAGTCTGAAAGTTCAAGAGCCGTGGTGGAAAAGTTAATAAGGTTTGTTCTATCTGTCGCACTATTAGACGTCGATGCAAGCATTTGGTTAAATCGATCCGTCCCAAAGAGTCGAATACCGTGGGTGTTCGCAACTCGATTGAGTATTTCATTATCTCTGCATTGTCTAGAATAAAACTGCCACCACTTGATTGCTGCGAAACATTCATGTGCTGCTCCTCCTGCTTCTAATGCCATTTGTCTTTCACTTCCTGGCATCTTTTTGTGTTTACGATAACGTATTACTCCCCAAGTAGGGCAGGTATTGACTGCTGATAATGCTGTATGATCAAAAGCAGGTAGTAAGTTATCCTCTTCAGTAGTTGCCATTCTAGTATTAAGAGAGATAAGTTTAAAGTTACTCATAGAAATTCTAGTCTTGCCATTAAACTAGTTGTCGAATTCGTCTGTTCCATGATTCTTTCCTTTGATTTGATCTGTTATTGATTGCTGTTTCATATTCGCAGCAACATCTGTTAGATCTGTTGTAATGTTAATTACTTGATCAACATACTGTGCAAGTGTTAACATCTGTTCATGCAGTACATTGTTCTGCTCTACTAACTCTTCAAGGACATATAAGACTTCAAAGTCTAACTTGCCTTTGAGACGTTCACGTATTTCTCTAGCTTTCATTTATCTGATAATCCATCTTGATGTTGTCTAACTTCTGTCAATTGTGTTGATTCTTCTAATATATGTATTGATTCTGCAAGGCAATTAGCAAAGATTTCAAATTGTGAGAAGTCAGGATTGTTTGATGCAGCAGCCTTATTCGCTGCTTCTAGTACTATCTTCAGGGGTATAAGGGTTGTCATGAGTACATACTCCATTCTCATATAGATCTACAATGTGAGGACTGCTCCAGAATGCTATAGGTCTACGTATCTTAGGCCCATACCAGTAGTTAGATAGAATTCCTGCACTCTTAAGTAGTCGTAGTAATTCTCCTTTGTCTTCTGCTTGTGTCGAAACTTTAATTCCATTTACTGTAGCACTCCAAGTCATAATCTTTTATTCCGTTCGTTATATGCAGTGCGTTTGGGTTGCCACTCAATATGGATGTGATCGTCTTCAAGCACCACGTCGTAATCGGTGGATAGCCGGATCTTGATGTGCTCGACGAAACAGTTCTTTAAATCGTTAGCGTCCCATCGTTCGTCTCGGATGACCACAGGCTTTAGGTCTCTTGTTCTGATATCCAATGCCCGCCCGTCATAGTGTAGTGAGGTGGAGCTATGTTTCCCGTCCACCGCACTGGTACATGTCGCCTCGTAAGCGATCGGCATGTAAGTTGCGGCCACGTCTATCTGCCGTAAGGCGAAGTGCATTTCTTCTCGTAAACCCCGTATTGATACGCCTTGTTTGAATTTCATAGCTCTCTTCGCTCGTTTGGTTCACGCATATTCTCGGAAGATGTTCTCTTCATTGTCCCATCTGCATCTTTAGTGCCTTTAAATTAATAGCTCTAGCTTCTATCTTATCTAGTGCCTTGTCAACACGATCAAGTTCTTTCTTAAACATTGCTAGTTGCTTATCGTATTGGGTTTCAAGTTGTTCCTTTAATGCTTCACCACGTAAAGCAAGCATTTCTTCATACTCACGAACAGGCCGAAGTCTTCGTTCTCTCATTTGTGTGAGTAGTATATCTAACTCATCATCAGTGAGCTTATCCATTGATGCAAGTTCTATGGGAGTATCAGCTTTAGCTTCCATTATACTATATCTACTATGTAATAAGAATTCCCTCTCTTACTTTTAGTAGCATTCTTTGTTGCTTGATTAATATCATCTTGACTTACTCCAAGTTTCTGTAGTTCTAGAGTAAGATCCTTAGCTGATACACTTGTAGTATCTACATTCCTTTTCTTACTGAATGAGTATACATTGTCTTCATGTAATACCTCTTGTAGTCCTGAATCTACTTCAACTTTCTTAAGCATAGAGCCAAGTTGTAGATCAATCATACGTTTGTCACCATCATATGCTTTCTTAAATTTACTAGTAAGCATTGAATTGCATAAGTAAGAAACCATAGTCTTATGCATTGCGTACTCTTCTTCAGTAACTGTATTACTTTCTTGATCAGATGATTCAAACTCATTACATAGTTCAGTAGATGCTACAGCTATAAATGCTTCAACTGATTCATCAAGTTTACTTAATACTTGGGCAACAGTAGACTTCTTCATATTTCTATCCTTATTCTTCCTTACGCATATCAGTTGTTGGATTATCTCCAGTAGGTTCGAAGGTTATTTCTAATGGTTTATTAACTTCAGTCCAACCTTGTCTACGTAGACATTCACGTACTGTTTCATCCAAGTCATTACCTTTAACAGGAGCACCATACTGTTCATGAGAAACTTCATATGACATAGTAGGCTTTCCATCAGGCTTACCTTTGATCTTTATTTCTAAAGACATATAGCCTAAGTCTGCTGCGGCAAACTTCTTACGAATTCTATCAGCCATACGCATAAAAGCACCATGCTCTGATACGATAGCTACTGTATGTTCATCACTCATTAACTTATCCCTTTTCTATCTTTATAGTTTTATCAATATCCCAAACGATGCAAAGCAGTAATCGTGCAGCTAAATCTGCATCATGAGCGTATTGATCCATATTCTCATTGTTTCTTGCTTCTATTGCACTGTCCAAATGTATTTGTACATGTTCAAGTGTTTTATTACATTCTTCAGGAATAGAATTGATGATCGCTTCCTTAGTTATCATATGTTTATTTTCCTTTATCCCTTTCTAGTATATAACAAGCACAAGACAGCATTTACCAAGTGTTACAAGCTTTCATGCTGCTAACTTCTCAAACTCAGGTGTATTCAGCCATGACCTAACTTGTCGTTCTCTATTTAATAGTGTTATAACTTTATTGTCATTGCCAGTGTCACGTACTTTGAACTGATCAATGTCGTGAGTTGCATAGTAGGTAGCCGCACTGTACAAGGCCCAGACTGTCGGCCCATGAGTAAGCTTCTCATACTGGTACTGGTCATAGAGCTGTACCGCTCGTCGTTCAGAGGTACTGGTTGATTTAAAGAATGATAAAGCTTCTTCGTCTGTAATAGACTTTCCAACCCAATGCTTGAATACTTTCGATTGTTTGTAGAAGATTTCAATAGACTTCTCTAACTTACTTGTTAATCCAGTAATAGTAAGACCTGATGTATGCTTCTTAGATACTAGATCGTATACGCCTGATACCATTCCATTCGTACAGAAGAAGTCAATCGCCCCACTGTAAAACTTGATTGGGGATGAACCATCATACCCATTAGTAATGATTGTCCGAAAACCCACTTTGCTAGAAGTTGATCCGATGTCTTCAGTAATGTTTGGGAATATATACTGCCGCATACAGATGCCTCCATTGTATGACGCACCATCGATGGTTTGGGCACCTTCTAGTTGCTCCTTTGTCATTACTGAACAGAATGTATCTTCTACATGTTGGCATAGGTCTTTCATAGGTAGTACTTTATAATTCTTACCTACGATACCAATAGCTTTAGGTTCTTGTGCATGAGTGCCTTGAACCATACGAACAATAGCTTTGTGTGAGTTAAGTTTGTACTGTCCTTCATGTCCTCCTAAGAATGCAAGAGGACGTTCGAAGGTATCGAAGTATAGTTCTGAATCTTGGGGGAAGTAGTTGGCTTTATTGTGTAGTGGTACTACAGTATTCATTTCTTTCTCCTAGTTAATCTTTATTGATCTAACTTGTTATGTATAACATAAGTAGTACACATTGTCAAGTGTGTATTAAGGATTATCTCTCTGCCATAGATTATATATACTATGTATCTTATTATTCAGTCTCTCGATACTTTCGTGTTCTGTTGTTGTTAATTGCCGTGACATTTTCTCTAGAAATTCCATAAAGCTCGGCAATGTTAGAGTGACTTCTGCCTTCTGACAAAAGTTTTCGTATATTTCTAATAATAACTTTAGATAAGCCATGTCTATCTCTCTCTACCATATCATCCATGTTATCTTGATGAGTACCCCAGTAAAGATCACTGGGATTATTACATATCTTGTTATCACACTTATGACATGCCAATGCCTTTTTACCCAATCTCTTTGATGCTTCTTCTTGTGTCTCACCTGAAGAGAGTTCGAGTACAACAACATACGTAGGTCTTCTTTTTCCCTCGATTGTGATGTAAGGTCGTCCATCGGACTTGTTAACTGTACCTTCCCATTCCCAACAGACATCTTTATCACCTCCATGCATGTTGACACGTTTGAATACATCAGTAGGAACGTTCTTAGTCATTTCATTCACTAATCTCCATTTCTGATTGACTTCCATCTGGATGTATTGTGCATAATAACATCTTACCATCATAGCATAGTTTGATGAATGATCCAAGTGTAAAGTCTTTGTTAGCTGTTAACCATATGATCCAATCTACCATAGGCATACCATATGCTTCATCTTCACATGTTTGTTCTACACGTAATGTCTTGATAGGTGATTGTAATGGTATACGTTTAGGTATAGGTCTAGTCACTTGAACCTATCCCAAGAAGATGTAACTTCTTTATATCTCTTTCTTCGTCGTAACCAAAATGTTATTTGCACGACACATATAGGTATAGCTATCATTACTATAGCAATTCCTATAGCAACTAGAAAGTCTTCAGGTGTAGCTGGTGTATTCATATCTATATCTCCATAGCAACTCGAAGGCAGGAATTACCCATCCTTATCTATTACAGGACATACATCATAACTATTGACATGTATATTAGGATGATCATTTAAATTATCTGTAACTACTTCTGCCATCCTTAATACTAATTTTGCTGGATGATCATTCTGAATTTGTACCTTAAGTATAACTACATATTCTTTGTCATATAGCATATTACTCTCCAAATGTTTGCATTACTATTGCTACTATCCATCCAATAATTTCAGCCATGATCTACCTTTTGAGTTTATTTATTTGTCGTTGTAAATATGCATCAATACGTTGTGTTACTATGCACTCTATATAATCTATTTCATTTATACTCTCTTCACCATCTATCTGATAAGTAATCTCATGTGACACCTTAGTATTCTCATAGTTGCCTGTATTAACTAGAACTTCTTTACGTATTTGGAATGATTTGATTGGCATGTTTAAGTCTCCATAAAATAGAAGGTAGACAGTTTAACGTCATGTCTAGGACGTTGGTGCAACTTACATTCTCTGATTGACGTTTGTTAAGTTCATCAACCATTTCTCAATGTGGTTCATCTTTAAATATATTAAGATCAACAATGCATCAGTTAATCCCATCCAAGCATACATCATCCAATCCATCACGCACTCCTACGTGCTCTATTTGCTTCAGCCTTCTGTTTGATCTGCCTATATGTCATCTGTTCCAATGTATATGACAGTTCATCATGTGCATGTACGAATATAGCATACAACACAGCAGCTCGTTCCATCTTACCCTTAACTTGATCGATGAATTGCTCAGCTTCCATGATATCATCTTCAATGGTAGTATCTTCATTGATATGTCGTTGATCTTCATTGGATACAAATGATATACGTAGATCTGATTCAGCTAGTACACCTCTTGGATTAGCTAAGTTATTTAATCTACGTTCAGCTTTAGGAAGTAGCTGTCCTCCAAGGTAACTAATCTGATTCTCCATTGCAGCAGCTACACCCCAATGGTGTGCTCGTGCAAGGTAAGCATCATCTAGTAGTGTCTCTGAGAATTTAACTTGATCCTTAGCCTGCTGTACATATTCATCATCAGATGCAAAGGACAGTTCATTTACATAACCATTGGTATCAAACATTATACTTCTCCATTAAGTCATCAGTTGTGAGTTCATTATTCAGTATTCTATGATCTTTAGCATCTTGTTCAGTTTCTATCATCTCCTGTTGTGTAGGTTGTCGTATATCGAATCGTATATCATATGCTTCTAGATGATTACGTAGCCATTTAGGCATATCATGATAGCCTACATCGTTATACTCTTGTAAGTGTAGCCATACATCATCATTTGTCATTATGCAGTCTCATGAGTAGGCTCATGCCTTAATCGTATAAGACTAGGTTTACTTGAATTAAGTTCATGTATTAAATACACTCCAACAATCTCATGTATATGCATTCCAATTACTATCCTTACATTACTTTCTTGATCTAATTCCTTCAATATGTCTACTAGCTCTCCGATATTCATATCTACATCTCCATTAGTTGCACGGACAAGGGACGTTTAACCCAACATCTTACACAACAAACTATTTATCACGTTGACCAAGGACTTTATCACGACTAGCCCTTGCATCATCCATAGCTTTTTGAAGGTTACTATAACAATTAGTCCTTACTTCATTGAAGGCTTGATCTATTAGCGTATCACACAACTTAATTGCATCAGTAAATTCTATATCAGGCTTAAATGAAACTATTTTTAATATATACACAGATACTAAGTTACTATGCACAAACTCAATAGCTATTACTTTGTTCAAAGCTTCAGACATCATATCATTTGCATCTCCTGGAATTTTTTCTAAATCTTTTGTAATATAATCATTACCTATGATTTGGATCATCATCTCTAATTCTCTTAACTCTTCACCATTTAATGGCATTGTTATATCCCTTCAGTTGGTGTGTTATTAGCTTGATAAACCTCTATTGGCATCCAATTGGTCCAATCTACTTCTCTCTTACACAAGTTATCATCTTCTGTTCGTATTTCTTCCATAATAGCACGAGTAATACTCTCCATTATTGATGATGGTATCTGTTCGCCAGTAGCTTCAAAGAATACATCACGAGCAAGATGCCACATCTCAGGCATATGTAATGCAATAGATGTAGGTAATACACGTCCATCTATCTTACCTGCTGTAGTACCTATCTCACTTTGATTAATACGAAGTAGTTTCCATCTTTCATCAATATCAGGTGCTATGTCACCTTTTATATTATCTCTATTGTAAGCTATTACATATAGTTCAGTTGTTTGTAGATTATAACCTACTGATAGTGTTGCTCTATGTGCATCCTTATATATAATATGTTTACTCATATCTCAATCCTTCCTAGACATTCAATCTTACCATCAGTTAATGCAGTCCTAAACATACAACCATTCAATAGTATGTAAGGTGAGTTCTCGATGATATAGAATGGTCGTTCATCATTACCTATTGGAGTACATTCATTTCCATAGTGTCGAATGAATTGTATAGCTTTAGTATATCGTACTTCAGCTTCTTCACTTATCCATCTCATTGATCTATATGTCATGTCTATTCCTTTATTGCAACAGCACAGGAGTATTTAAACCAACCATACTCACAAATAGTACACACAAAACCTCTCTTTGTCAATTGCACCAAGACAAACTAATAGCACTATATGCAGTATCTCTAACTCATTGATATACAATATATAATACATACAATACATATGAGTGGTATATAGTGCATTTAACAGACTAGTAGCTAAGTAGTTGATAAGTTAGGATTAGTATAAGTATAAGGTACTCAGTTACCATGGGAGTGCTGAGGGATTTGCATAGGGTTGCTATGAATCATACCGAATACGCACACTATTGCATCAATTGTGGTGTAATTATATACTTATTGTGAATTTATATTACTAAGGGCGACTACAAGGCTAGAAGTACCATTTAAGTTGGTACAAATAGAGAAGAGAGTGCATGTTTCCATACACTCCCTATCTCAGTTAAGATTGGTTAAGATTGGTCTGGATTATTGGCGAAGAATTCCTCATCTTCCAGGATTAACGCCATCTCCAACTCTATTTCACGATCCAGCATTTCAAGTTCTTCCAACAGGTCATTATAGTTGTCGCTGGCGGGATCAGTTTCGTTGAACCTTTTGTTAAGACGTTCAGCCTTGTCCTCTAAGGTCTCGATGGTGGTCATGGTCTGTGTACTCCTGATTAGATTAGAATGGTGAATCGGGGACATGAACTCTGAACTTATGCAGTAGAGTGTAGAGGTTACTGTGTTTGGTGTAGTTTTGTAACCATGCGATGGCTTTGTCTCGTTCCTCTGGTGTATATATCATTGTACTCTCATGCATCTTACCATTCTCGAAGCCTACTACGATACGATGGTGATCCTTGCCTATTGGTGTAGTAGTAATGCTGTATCCTGATCCCCAAACTGTGTCAGTTACATGAATGGTCTTAGTAGGTGTGTCTGTCTTAGTGAACATGTTACATCTCCATTGGTGAAAGGTTAGTGAGGACTATTTAAACCAACAATCCTCACAGATATTAAGAACAAGGATACAATAGTGTAATCAGCTCGTCATATCTTCTACAGTGATCATAGAGTATAGGATCATCTATCCAACCTCGCAATCTCTGGCACTCTATATCTCTAATACCAGACTCTTGCAAAGCTCTAGTTCTTACTTCTAACTCAGCCCAAAGCTCTCTCTCTAATATACTAGTATCGATGTGTGTCATGACTCATTCCTATTTTAAACCAATAATCAACACAAGTATAGGGGGGAGGGTGTCTCCGAACTTACTTACTTTCGATGGGGATAGCACTCCCCCCGTCGAATCCAAACAGGGGTCTTTAGATGTCCAGCTTGAGGGTTAGTTCATGTCAACCATACCCCTATGCTCCTATGCCACTACTTACTATAATAACAATAACAACTAATACTAATACTAATACTAATAGATGCTAGATGTTGAATGGACTACAATGTTTGGTGAGGAGTTGAAGAGTAGTTCTGAGTGTTACGGGGTGAAGGTGTGCCCGCCCTCTAAACCGAGTGCGGGAAAGTACACACTACAGAAGAATAATGCATTATTGGTTTGACACGATATTTGGAATATGGTATTTCTTACTACAACAACAACACGGGGGGAAAAGCGAAGCGAAGCAAGAGCAGAATGCTATTGGTGTATGAAATGGTATATTGACATTACTACATATACTACATACACTATATATACTACTGATAACAGCACATCAAAACACACGGAGAAACAAGAGATGGCTAACTACTCAGGATTATTCAACCATATACATGGAGAGGACTACTCTCTTAATTCAGGACGTGCCCCTAATAGATATCACCTAATGCGTATACTTCGCAAACGTGGTATGGCTAATGTACGGGAAGTTCTTACTACTGCATTAGAAGATAGCACTCCAGCCTCCACAGCTTCAGTTAGTTACTCAAGAGTTGCTGCTGCTGCTAATACAAGTTCCAATGTACAAGGTGGTGCACGTACTATTGAAACTAAGCAAGAGTTTGGACCTACTCTGAACAATACTGATATCGATGCTACAGGTGCGAATACTTCTCGTGCTATTACTGCTGCTGATATTACCGAACTACAGGAAGACCTAGCACTTACTGGTGATAGGAACAAACGCAACCCAACTAATGGGTCTGGTGTTGTTACTTATCCTGTAGATCTATCAGGTAATGGTGGTGGTGGTAAGGGTGCGAGTAAAGCATAATGCCTAGTAGATTATCTGGTATTACAGGACAAGATCAACAGAGATTGCAATCAGGAGGGGCACAAGTTCCATTAGGGACTGACGCTCCAATTGATTTGCTTGGAGAAGGAAGTAGTCAGCCTACTTCCCCAGTAGCCCCTTCACCTAGTACACTCCCTGATCCCTCACTATCTCCCGGTACTGGTGAGGGGGTTACGACTACTCCTCCAGGTCTTGAACCTATGAATCAAGAGTTACATCCAACTACTAGCCTACTTCTAGATGCTGCTACTCAAGGTGATCCAGAAGCTATTAGTATTATAGATGAACTCATTCGTACAATGGAACAGTTTACACAGTAAGGTGTAAGATGCTTGCTATTGGTACTGAACCTCTAAAACTAGCTGATGGTACATTAATTAACCCTGATAATGGGGAAGTTATACCTGTACAAGAAGCTGGTATGACTGAGGTTCCGAACTACCAAGATATACAAAGAGACTTCACTGATCGTAGAAAACGTATTAGTGATATCCCTGTACCTATTAAAGAGATGAATGCAATTAGTGTAGTGATTAGCTATACTATCTTCGGACTACCTAATGAAGACATTGCAGAAGTCCTAGGTATCTCTGTAGAGTATATCGAAAACATGAAACTGTCTGATGGTTATAAGGAACTTATGGAAGGTTTCATTACTAACATCGCAGAGACAGATGGTGATCACGTAAGAAGTCTATTCTCCCAACAAAGTATTCTAGCTGCTAGGACTATTACAGGCATGTTGAATAGTGCTAGTCCTCATGTAGCTATGAGTGCTGCTAAAGATGTGTTAGATCGTGCAGGACATAGACCTGCTGATGTAGTAGAGCACAATCATAAAATGGAAGGTGGACTAGTCATTAGACATGTAAGAAGGTCTGAAGATGAAGAGATCACTATTGATTTAACACCTGATGGAGATTCAGTCTAATGGTTGCATATAGAGACTTGAGTGGGAACAATCCTACTCACCACTTCTTAGATAAGCCTACACTACGTAGCTCTCCTGCTGTAGAGTATGGGACAGCAGTTGATCCTAGTTCAGTTGATAGAAGCTTTAGTAAGTTTGCTCGTGCTATTTACATTGGTACGAATGGAAACATTGAAGTAGTTGATCAACGAAACAACTCAACTGTGTTTACTGGAGTAGTTGCTGGTACTATACTAGATGTACAAGGAAAAGGTACACTTGCTGCTGGTACTACTGTTACAAACATCGCACCTTTGTTCTAGGAGATAGACATGGATGGATTCAATCACTTTCCTCCCGATCCTGGGATGAGCCAATTACATACAATACTAGATATCATTAATAACAAAGATAAGCTTACTGCGGCTACTAAGAACTTTGAATCTAGCAGAAAGAAAGCTAATGCTACAATTGAAGAAGTAAATCAGAAGTTAGCAGAACTTGAAGCTAAGAGTGCAGATCTTACTGTACGTGAAAAAGCTTTAGCACGTATGATCATTACTGTTAATGAAGATAACGTAGAATTAAAGAAACGAGAAGATGCAGTAATAATTGGTGAAGAAATCTTGAAGAGAGATCAAGATGGACTTAGTAGAGAGATGCAGAATGGACGTAGTGATGTACGTACTGGTCTAATTGAAGTAGAAGATGTTAAAAAAGTTGTAGCTATTAAAGCTGATGAACTTGATGAACGTGAGAAAGCCGTAGCCATTGGTGAAGCAGAGATGGTTGAATGGAAGAAGAAGATGCGTTCACTAGGAGTTAATAAGAAGTAATGGCTCTTACTGAACATAGCCACACTATTATCTTTCCATGGGGGGAAGATAAGAAAGTTATATCACAGAAACGTGATATGCGGTATGCTAAAGATGGTGAACTCTTTATGCGGTGTGGACACTGTGGTAAGACAGACTTTACTATTCTAATTAAACCTAACCTTGCGACTGGTGCAAAGATAACTACTGCTTGCTGTTCTCTATGTAATTGGACATTCCCATTTGATGATCAAGGAAATATAGCTGGATCGTTTACTATTACAGAAGAGAAGGCAGATGCAAAGAAGAGAGAGATGATCAATGAACGACCAGACACTTAGACAAGTTGCATACTATAAGAGACGTATTGCATTATACCCTGAACACCCTAGACGTGTTTGGATGGAAGAACAGATTCAAGAGTTAGGAGAAGGCATTGAGTATCCTCCTGTAACTGATAAGATCATGCTACGATCTGAAACTCTTATTGGTAGTATTGAGAAGTTACAGACAATCCTACAAGATAATCCAGAACATCCACATAGAGAAAAGTTTGTAAGACTAATCAATGAGTACCAAGGTTCATTATATAACATTAAAGAGTTTGGTACAGAGAATCCTAGAGCAGCTCAGATTAATGCAACTAAGATTGAAGTTCCTGCTCATGTAATGAAACTTACTACGGAGATATAACTAATGGTTACTATTGATCACTACGACCAATTCGTAGAGTTAATGGGTGATGTTGCTGCTGGTTATACAGGACTAGATAGTGATACACAAGTAATAATGCTCATGAACTCTTCTCATGTGCGTACTACTTCTAATACTCTCCGTACTAATGTTAATGCAAATGAACTAGCTACTGGTAGTGGATATACTATTAGTGATGGTGCTGGAGCTGGTGAAGTCTTAACTAGTACGACATCTAGTCAGGCTAGTGCTGGTGTTTGGATGTGGGATGCTGCTGATGCTAGTTGGACTGCTAGCGGAGGTAGTATTGGTCCGGCTACTGATGCAGTTATCTTTAATGATTCTATTACAACTCCATTGAATGCTTTGATGATTGATATTGACTTTGAAGCTTCTGAAACTGCTGGTGCTGGTACTGACTTCATTATAGCCTTTCATGCTAATGGTATTGCTAGGATAACGTAATGGCTACTCCGACACATAGAGTTCGTCCATCTCTTAATGAGCGGTTAGGATCTGTTCAACGAGATGTAGTTGAAATTAAAGGGATTATGTCTAATGCCTTGAGTGCTTTGGCTGCTGGACCTGTATCTACTAATCAAGTAATTGGATTAGCAGTAAGTTGTAGTAGGGTTAATAATGCTCTAGGCAATGCATCTAATCATGCAGGACTAGTTCCTTACGCAAAAGACATCTACAATGATCAGACATTAAACTATAATGTAGAGATAGCTGCAACTGTGTCGGCATTAACTGATGTTATTACAAGTATTAATGCAGCATTACCAAAGGATGTAGAAGGTAATATACTAGGAAGATTACTTGATGCTAGTGGTGCTCAAACCTTTTCAGTACTTACTACATTAGAGACTGCATCTATCCAGACTAATCTAACTACTGCTATAGCGACTATCGACTAATGGCTACAACTGGTTTCACTACTGCTGGAACTGGAACAAGTGTAACTGGTCCTGCTACACAGGAGAGTAGTCCTAATTGGTCAACTCCTGGTAATGTAACTGCTGATGATGTAGCAGTATCTTCTACTGATATGAGAGATGATCCAGGAACTAATAGTGAATATCTTAAAGGTACTAACTTTGGTTTCGCGTTACCAGCAGGTGCAACTATTGATGGAATTGAGGCAAGGTTCCAATGTAATAGTTCTGATGCTCCGGGTAGTGGCAATAGATATGTTGCTGAACTAACTGCTAGAATATTTAATGAAGCTGGTGTAGTTGAAGGAGATAATAAAAGTGATACAGCAGATTGGCCTGCTGCTGTAACTACTAAAACATATGGAGGTGCTGCTGATTTATGGTCAGGTACATTTTCAGATACTGATGTAGAAGATATAGACTTTGGTTTTGGAGTGGTAGTAATATTTCCATCTGATGCTGATAGAGGACAAGGTTCTGTTGATGTTATAGAAATGAATATACATTATACAGAATCAAGTACTACTATTACACTTGCTGGTGCAGATAGTTTAGCTGTATCTCATGGAGTGCCTACTATTACTGCTAGAGCGGTAGAGGCTAAAGGTTTTAGATTTAGAAACCTTGATGGCGGCAAAGGACCAAGGTTCTAATGGCTATTACTTATGTAGGAGCAGGAACCGCAGATAGTAGAAACACTTCTGGTGATGTGTTTCCTACACCACATGCAAGTACTTTAATTGGTGACTTCATGCTGTTGTCGCAGCATCGCAACGACGAACTTGGTACGTTCGAAGCAGTTACAGGTTTCACTGAAATTCATCAACAAAATCCAACTACTGGACAAGATAGAAGTACTGGTCTTTGGTATCGCATAGCAACTGCGGATGCACCGGGGGCAGTAACTTGTGGGCATACTGATGCTGGCACAGAACAGTATGCAGCACAAATTGAAACATGGCGTGGGGTAGATGGTACTACGCCATTTGATGTTACATTCGCTGCGGGTAGTCATTTAGTAAACCGAGTTAATAAAGCATCTCCAAATGTAGATGCATTTCAAAGTATTACTACTGTTACAGATGGTGCATTTGTTGTTGCTGTTGAGATGGTTACACATGATGATATCACAAGTAATGCTGATCCATCAGGATATACAAATGGATTTCGATTAGTAGGTACTAGTCATCAGCACAGGCAAATACAATCTTGGCATAGAGAGATTGCAACTGCTGGTGCAGAAACTCCGGGTGCTCCGGCTTATACATCTAGTCTTCTTACCGCAGAAAGTTCTCAATATACATTAGCATTAAAACCTGCTGGTGGAGCTGATGTTACTATTACTCTTGCAGGATCTACATCTCTTACTCAAACTGACCAAGTACCGATACATGCAGGACAGAATGGAGCAAGTTTCTCTACTGCATTGAATACAGCATTAGAAGCAGATGTATCTAGTGGTAATGTAAACTTTCGTGTAATCCTACTATATCAAAATGATGGTAGTCCACTTACTCCGACTATGAAGGTACGGTACAGTAAGAACTCTGGAGCTTATGCAGACATTACTGGGGTAAGTAATAATGTACAGTTATTTAATGATAGTAATTTAACTAATGGAGCAGATTCAGTACAGTTAATTGGATCAGGCACTTTTGAAGCAAATAACAATGGTATCTTAGATACTTCAGCTACTTTCACTCCTGCTGCTCTAGCTACAGCAGAAGAAGGTGAATGTGAGATATCTGGGACATTAATTAGTGCTGACTTAGCTGATACTGATACTATACATTTGTTACTTCATTATAGTGATAACACACCAGTAGGTCCCCAAACACAAGTCGCTCTTATTAATATAACTAAAACTGGAGGGACTACTACAGTTACTTTAGCCGGTGAAGATGGTCTTACTGTTTCCCATAATTCTCCTACAGTTGGGAGTGGAGCTTCTAGTTCTCCGACTGCTGATGCTCTTACCGTATCGGATAATGTGCCTACTGCTAGTACTGGAGCAAGTAGTAATCCAACGAATGATTCCTTGGTTGTTGCAGATAACATTCCAACAGTTGCTAGCGGGAAGTCTGTTTCTAGTCCTAGTGATTCAGCTACAGAAGTAGATAATGCTCCTGAAGTTTTTACTGGTGCATCTATAGCAGGACTAGTTGATGCATTAACTGAGACAGATAATACTCCTACAGCTTCTACAGGAGTACTAACTAATCAGAATAGCGATTCATTAACTTTAGTAGATAACGCCCCTGAAGTAAAGTTTAATGCTCGTGTATATCCTGATGAAGATACATTAATACAGACAGATAACATTCCAGAAGTTGTTACAGGAGCATCTGTTGATGTAGGAGTAGATAACCTTGTATTATCTCATAATGCTCCAACAGTTGGTAGTGGTGCTCGTGTAGATGTACCTTTACTAGAACTAACTCAAACAGATAATGAGCCTCGTAGACTTGTAGATGTTGTAATTAATGTTCCATGCTTAGAGATGAGTATCTCACATCAAGATCCTATTATAAGTACAGGTGTTGTTGTTAGTATTCCCAGCCTATCTATGGGATTAATTACTTATGCTCCAATATCAGTAGGAAATAATTTAGGTGCTAGAGAGCCTGATGTTCGTTTAGGAATGGGACTAAAAAGAGGGATGGGATTATAATGGCTGTATTTAATCTCATAGATGATAGTATTCAGGATAGATTCTTGCAATGTGTAGCTAAGATACAAATACTTGCAGGAGGATTTGCAAATGGTAAGACTTCTGTTGCATGTGTTAGAGCATGTGAGTTGGCCCGTGATTATCCTGGGAGTAATGGTCTTATTGCTCGTAGTACATATCCTAAACTAAATGATACTATTCGAAAGGAGTTTCTTAAATGGTGTCCTCCAGATTGGATCAAATCATTTCCGAAGAGTCAGAACGCATCGAATACATGCACCATGACGAATGGTACAACTATAAATTTTCGCTATATCGCACAACAGGGAAAAAACAATCAAGAGTCAACTACCTCCAATCTATTATCAGCAACATACGATTGGATCATAGTAGATCAGATGGAAGATCCAGAGATAGTTCACAAAGACTTCCTAGATCTGTTAGGTCGTCTTCGTGGTATGACGAGATATCAGGGTGATGACCCTAGAATGCCTAAGACTGGTCCTCGCTTCTTTATGATGACAGTCAATCCTACACGTAATTGGTTTTATAAGAAGTTAGTTAAACCAGTACATGACTTCATTAAGTATGGTCGTATATCTAATGACTTACTATGTGTAACTGATGACGATGGTGCGATTGTAATAGATGAAGAAGGTAAGCCTGTTCCACTCATAGAGATCTTTGAAGGATCTACTTATGAGAATAAAGATAACTTAGAAGCTGATTATATACGTACACTTGAATCTACATATAAAGGACAACAGAAAGATAGATACCTATATGGTAAGTGGGCTGCTTATGAAGGACTAGTACATCCATCATTCGATGATGGAATTCATATGATACCTCATGAACAGATATTAAGTTACTATAACAAGTGTAGACATGCGGGAACACTAACTATCTTAGAGGGATATGATTATGGACTTGCTGTTCCTTATTGCTACTTATTTGGTTTCGTTGATCCTCATGGAAATGTGCTCATCCTCGACGGTGATTACAGATCTGAATCGTCTGTTGATCAAGACTTACCAGATAATCCAAGTCATGCTAGTTCGATTCTATCTATTCGAGAAGAGTATGATTCAGAAGGTAGTATCATCTTTTGTGACCCTGCCATCTTTCGAAGAGGAGCAGGAGGCAAAAAGGTTGTTGGACAAACTGTTGCAGGAATGCTCAACGAAAAAGGAATTAAAACGCAACGAGGTAATAACCACATTGCCAATGGGATCGTTAAAGTAAATCAGTATCTACATATACAAGGCTTCCATCGTAATCCCATAACTAGGAATGATGGTGCTCCTTATATAATGTTCAGCGATAAACTAGAGTTCGTTGAAGATGAATTCAATGGATACTATTGGAGGAAAGATTCTTCAGGAGATACTGAAGATATACCAGTAGATAAGAATGATCATGCAATGAACACAATCAAATATCTGTTGTCTCGCAGACCTGAATTGGCTAAGATACTAGAGTTTAAAAAGCCTAAGCAGGTTGGTTGGTATAAGTGGGGTGAAAGGGATATTCAAGCCACTACTAGAAAGTTAGCAAGACATGGCTGATCCTAGAGCATTTATAAGGATGTTAGAGGCATTTACTAAGGATAATGTAAGTATTCGCCCTAATGTACATAAAGAGACAGGTAAGGCAGTCAATGTTCCAAGACCTAAAGGCAACTTACAAGAAGCTCCTGGACCTGTACCGGGTAGTAACATCATTACTCCTAAGAGTTCTAGTGTAGATATCGATGAAGCACTCTTTAGGTTATCACAAGATGAACAGAATGCTGTACTTGCAAGAGGTGCCGCAGAGATACAGAACCAAACGATTGGAGCACAGAATCCACTGATTACTCCTAGATTTGATTTTCATGATTCAGGAGTTCCTATTAGTGATAAATTACTAGAACTAGAGAATATATTCCCTGGGGCTAATGAGTTTAAAAACTTTGAAGGTAGATTAATTAATCTTGGAGGACAAGGTTTAGATTCTACTGAGCGACAAGGTATTACTGGAGCAGGTCATCTACCTAGAGCAGACTTTAATCCCAATGGAGAGGAAGTTACTAATACCTTTGATGTACTTAGAGCAAGGATACTCGAATTCCAAAAGAAGAAAGGTGGGAATGCTCCTGAACTTGTTAGAGGAATAAACTCTTCTGCTAACTTTGAACAACTAAGTAATATAGGTAGAAGCTTTGCTGCTGGTAAGGGTGGATTTGATCCATTTGATCCTACTACTGAACATATAGATCAAGCTGTATTCTTTAAAGCTAATAAGATGTTACAGGCTTTCATGCAGAAGGTTCAGAAGAATGCAGGCTTAAATCCAGCAATACAACGATCTAGAGAGTTAGGACCTAGTTCTAGTAACTTTGCTGCACAGAAGGGATTAGATCAAGATACTTTTAGTTTACTTAATCCTACAGGTCCAGGTAAGGATGGTGCGAAGTCTCTAGATGATATAATGAATGCACTTAAATTTAGTAGAGAAGGACCACCTACTTCATTTGAAGCATTTGGTACACGATCACAGCTTACTAAGCCAGGAGATGATATAAAGCTTCCTGACGATAGAATCAAGTTTGGTCTAGAAGATGCTTTCAAGGAATTAAGAGAACGTAACGCTCATACTAGACAGTCTAGAGGTGGGAATGTCGTTGATGATCTCTATGAGTGGAACAGCTCTGTACCTGTACACCCAGGTTTTCATGGAATAGAAGATGTTCCTCCAGGCCCTAAGAAACTGGAGGATACATTTGATAGAGTAGAAGATAGACCTAGTAGTGGTGCAACAGATGATCAACGTACATTTGCAGCAGGTAATGATAGACTAAGTGCTCCTACATTAGAAGAAGCTGCGGAAGAGTTAGGACTTACTATTGAAGAAGCTATGGATGCCTTGAAAGGTAAGATGGAAGTAAAACTTCCTAAAGGATCAGACTTTGTTGATCCACCTAAAGCTCCTACTGTATCAAATGAACAGAGAAAAGCCCGTAACAAAGCGGGTAAGAAGGCTGGACTATTAAATGAAGGTAAGTCAGTTAATCCAAATGCAAAGAGAGTTAATGCTGATAAGGTTATGCCATTAGAACCTTCAACAGGCAAGTCAGTACAAGGCGAAAATCCTCTAAAGCCTTCAACAGGTAAGTCAGTTGAGCAACAAGTTGATGAAGCCTCTCCATCACATCGATCATTAGGAAATAAATCTGTTCCTAAACAACAAGTAAGGCCTGATGCAGTTACTAAGAAGGGTAAACCTCCTGAAGAAGTAACAATTAATAAGAAGTCTACCGGACAGAAGTCTACTAAGTCACCAACAGAGCCAGTAGAGAGTCAAGATGCTAAGAAACAACTACTAGAGGGAGATACCCTCTCTGCTATAATAGAGGCATTAGGAGGTTTACGTAAACCATTTCCTAAAGAGCTTCGAGCAGGAAGTTCTAATTTGACAGAAACTCCTAAGAAGTTTAAGACTACTAAAACAATTGAACGCGAAGCTGCTCTAGATGCATTTGGTACAAGAGATACAATTGATAATTCTAAGGCATTCCACTTGGAAAGGCTGGAAAGAGTCGCCAAAAAGCATAAAGTAACTCAGCGAATACAAGCTATTAAGGAACAACAAAAGCAAGTTTCTAGGTACTCACAGAGATTTGAAGTTCTACAAGATAGAATAATGAAGTTACTTACTCCTGATCCAGATGAAATTCCATTTTAGGACAAGATAATGGCTGAAGAAGACAACATTCCTACAGAAGTATCAGACAATATTGATAGGTCTTTAGGCGAAGAACCAAGAAAGAAGAAGAAGGTTCAACCTACTTATCAAGTATTAGGTGATTCTAAGATACCTGTGTCTAGTGTTACAGGTGATACTTGGAAGTCTCGTTTTCGTATGGGTAAGAAAGCTACTGAGAATGTATCTAAAGCATGGGATGAAGCCATGCGGTATTATGATAATGATCAGACAAGGCATAGAGCAGATACAGATGAAGATGTATCAGGTAACTTAGTAGGTAATCAGAGACTTAATGATAATATCACTCAGACTGAGAATATCATTTACTCAAATACTACTACAATGGTTCCGGCACTGTATGCTCAAAATCCTAGAGTAGAGTTTACTACTAGAGATGAGAGTAAAAAGAAGCTTGCTACAGCAACTGAAAGACTTATTAATGACTTACTTAATCGTAAGAGTAAGCCAGGAGTAGCAATTAAGAATAAGATTAAGCGTAGTGTCGTTACTACTTTGCTTACTAATAGGTCTTGGCTAGTTGTTAATTGGATTCAAAAAGAAGAGAGTAGTGAGCAAGCTCTATTAGAGTTACAAAATCTTGCTCAACAACTTGTTAAGGCTAAGAAACCTAAAGATATTCTTGAGATAGAAGGTAAGATTATGGCATTGGAGGATACAATCTCTGCATTGAATCCTGCTGGTCCAGATGTAAAGTTTAAACTGCCTAGTGAGGTTATTACTGATCCTGCATCTATTGAACTACCCGGACATGATGCTCAATGGATGATGATTATAGATTACTTACCTACTTCATTCATTAAAGCTAAGTATGCTACTAAGAAGGGAGCAGACTTTAAGTCTCTATTCAAACCTAGTCATATAATGAAGTTAGGTGAGAAGGATGGAGAAGCTCATACAGGACAAGAAGTAGACTTCAGTCTCTTTGACGAGAATGATTTAGCGAAAGACTTTGGATTTGAAGATGACAACTCATTTGAAAAAGCTCAAATGACTAAGGTTGTCTTTGTCTGGGATAAAGTAACTCGTCGTGTACTTATGTTTAATCATAAAGATTGGACATGGCCTATTTGGGTATGGGACGATCCACTTAGATTAGATACTTTCTTTCCAGCCTTTCCACTTACATTCTTTGAAGGCCCATCAGGTCCGAATACTAAGGGTGAAGTGTCTTACTACTTAGATCAAGCAGATGCTATTAATGAAATAACAGATGAGAAGCGTAGAGCTAGACGTTGGGCTAGACGTAACATCTTCTTTGATAGTAATAGAATCAATGCAGATGATGCAGCAGCAGTACTTAATGGAGATGATGGTACAGCTAAAGGTGTTGATGTACCAGAAGGTATGAAGATTACTGATCTTATCTTTTCTATGCCTACTCCTTCTATGCAATTTGCTGAGCTATTTGATAAGGAAGAAGAGTATAAAGCTGTAGATCGTATCTCTAGTGTTAGTGAAGTGCTAAGAGGTGCTCAATTTAAAACGAATACAACTAACCGTGCTGTCGATGCTAATGTATCTTCATCTAATATGAGACTAGATGAGAAGTCAGATGCTATAGAAGATCATGTTGGTTGTGTTGGTTGGGCAATAGCACAGTTATGTCTTATGAATTGGGACAAGGAAACTGTTGCTGGTATTATTGGACAAGAAGCTGCGGTAGATTGGGTTAACTTATCTCCAGAAGAGATTCGGTCTTCATTTACTCCTAGAGTTGTTTCTGGTACATCTAAGAAGCCTACTTCTAAAGCTAAGAAAGAAGAAGCCTTAGAACTTGGACAGGTACTAGGACAGTTTGTACAAGCTTCTCCACAAGTAGTCATTGTTATGCTTGAAGTACTGAAAGAAGCATTTGATGAAGTCACAATTACTGAAGAACAATGGCAGAGTATCATTGACAGTCTGTCACAACCAGCAGCTCCCGGAGGTTCTCCTCAAGATGCTGCATCAGAACCAGGACCAAATAGTCCAGGAGTTACAGAAGGTGGGGATGAGCAAGCAGCCGCACAAGCAGCAGAACTAAAGGCTACATTAGACACACTAACACCTGAACAGAAGCAACAAGTAGCGGCTCTGATTCAAGAAGGTGTACAGCCAATTCAGGCTGTTCAGCAAGTAACAGCTACTCAAACACAACAGTAGTAAAGGGATTACTATGCCAGATGAAGTACAAGAGTCAACTGAAGATGCTATTCTTAGTAGTATAGGAGAAGTTGATGATACGGCCACAGATACGACTGCCTCAGAACAAACTCAAGAAGCTACAAATGATACGACGAATGCGGCGACAACGACAAATGAGGCAACCACAACAGACCAAGCAACTAGCTCTAGCGATGGAACTAAGCCAAACACACAACAAGGTAATAATCCCCAAGACTTAAAGCTAAATGATGGGACTATTATTAAAGGTGGTGCTGAACGTCGTCTATATGATAAGGGTGTTAAACTACAAGGACAGAATACAACTCTAACAAATCAGCTTGCAGAAGCTACAGTTAAGTTAACTGCTTTAGAAGGTACAAATACATTAGGTACACAGTATAATCTGTCTGCTGAAGAACTCACATGGGGGGCACAGCTAGCCGCAGCGTATAAGAGTGACCCTGTTGCTACTATGAAACACCTCTTGACACAGACCCAATCAGCAGGGCATAATATCGAGGATGTCGGCGGGTCTGCTGTCGATATGAACTCTATCAAGAAGATGGTAGAAGATGCAGTAAAACCGATGACAGATCGGTTTAATTCGGAACAAGAAGCTACAGATAGACAAATAGAAGCAACTAAACTCTGGACAGACTTTCAAACAGCTAATCCAGATGCGACAGTACATACTGATTCTATTGCCCAGTTACTAAGAGAAGATCCTACGTTATCTCTTTCTGCTGCGTACTACAAGCTCCAGTCTATGTATCACCAACGTGGACTTGATTGGAGCAAACCTTTAGAACAACTTCGAAATGAAGCTGCTGCTAGAGAGAATGCTACAAATACAAACCCGAATGAACAGATTAGTACTATTCCTTCCGGCGGTAATACAGGATCGAATAATCTATCTGATAATTCAGGAGCAGTAGCAGTAGATACTCCTTTAGATGATATAATTAAATCATCCATGAAGGAAGCAGGATACGCAACGTAATGATTGATAGTAACTTTGGAGCATAGAAATGGCAAGTTCACCTATTGCCACGGTTCTCAACTCTACACTTACTAAGTCGCGTAAGAAGCTGATAATGGCTTCTATTAAGTCTAATGCATTGCAAGCATGGGCTTTTGCAACTAACCGTGTAGAGTTTGAAGATGGTGGTCACGAAATTACAAACCCACTTACTCTAGGACGTAATCCAAATATTTCGTCTTATGAGTACTTCGATGAACAACAGATTACTCAGACCAATGAATTCGATACAGTAAGTTACAACTGGTCGCGTGTTGGTGGTACTGTTGTTATTTCCGATCAAGAAGAAGACGAAAACCAAGGTACAGCACAGATCTTTAAGTTGATGAAAGCTAAGATGGAAGTCTTGGAAGAATCAATTAAAGAGAAGTTCTCTAGCTACCTCTATGCAGTTTCGTCTGGTACTGATCCCCAAGGTCTTGGTGATCTAATTCCAGATGATCCTACTACTGGTACGCTTGGTGGTATTAACCGTGCTTCTGAGTCCCAATGGAGATCGTCTGCTTACGACTTCGATGGTAATATTGATTCAACTAACATTGAAGAAGTATTTGATGATGTCTTACTCGACCTTACTATGAAGTCGAATAAGCCTGATATCATTCTTACAGGTCGTAATCTTTATCGTACTTATCGCACAGCAGTACGTGATAAGGTTGTCATTAACTTGTCTGAATCTAATTCAGGTAAGAAGATGATGGATCTAGGGTTTGCTGGTGTTAAGCATCAGAATATTCCCATGTTGTATGATGAAGATTGTCCGGTTAATAAGGCATACTTCATTAACAGCCAATTCCTTCGCCTCCACATTCTTCGTCATGTTAATATGAAAGTCAAAGAGCTTGTTGCTCCTTGGACTATCGATGCTCATGGTCGTAGGATCGTTTGGCAGGGTCAGTGGTGCTTATGGAAGGCTTTCCGTACTCACGCTGTTGTGATTGATGAATAGACAGGAGATTAAGGGATAATGTCTGGACAGAATATTAAGAAAAAGTTTGAAGTTCATCCTTATGATGGACCTGATGTCGATGAAGATCGAAAGGTACAACGTACTGTTCATACCTTTGATGCAAAAGATAGGTGTTTTAAGACTAGTACAGTTAAAGAAGATGCTGGTTTTATGGTTTATACACCTGGAGGCAACAGTGTTCGTATTAAGAATAAAAGTGAACTTCATCGATTAGGTTTTGGAGGTAATCCTGATCTTATTGATATGGAAACTGGTGATGTAGTGGGACCGGCTGATACTAGTCTTAAGTCTCACTCTGAACGAGTTACTCATAAAAGTAAGCCCAAGACCCTTCAGGCTGCTCTATAGGAGAAATAGATTATGAGTAGAGTCGGACAAGACTACTTCCCTCGTAATATCAGTCAGTATGTTCCACTTATGGAATTCGCTGCTGATGTTATTCAGGGGCAATGGTTTGGAAGCTTGGGAGCACCTCAGGCTCTAGACCTTAATGGCATTCTAGTTGGTGCCTCTGCAACAACTTCTGTGCAGACATATACTAGTGCAGATTGGGCTACTACATTTGATGGTAGTGCAACTCATCTAGGTGAATCTGCTGCTGGTAGTATTAGTGGTAAGTATGGTCGATGCCTTACTATGACTGGTACGGCTGGTGCTGATCATGTTGTTACTGTAACAGGTAAAGACTATCTTGGTCAGCTTATGTCAGAAGCATTTACACTTTCTGGTACTGTTGCACAAGTTGGAGTAAAAGCATTTAAGTATGTTGATACTGTATCTGCTGCGGTAGGTGCCTCTGGTGATACTTTTGACCTTGGTTGGAATGACAAGTTGGGAGTACCTTATTCCCTTCAGGTCGTTACTCGTTTTCTAGAAGATGGAGTAACAGGTTCACCAACTACTGTTGTAGCAAATAGGTCTACTGGCACAGCAACTTCTACAGATGCTCGTGGAAGTATCGTTCCTGCAACTGCTACGAATGGTTCACGAGAATATGAAGTAGCGTATTCCTGTTATACTTCTGACTTGCATGGGTTAGCCGCGTATAGTAGCTAATTTGGTAAAGAAGTGTCTCAGGCTTTGGAGGGTGGAGGAGGTTTTAATCCCTTTTACTCCTCCCCCTCTACTGAGGAAATAGATGACAGTATTTCGTGAGTTAATAGACAGAACAATACTGCGGATGTCTCAGGTTCCTGGGGCAGCTACACAAACTTATGCAGAAGATAGAGTAGCAGAGATGCTACAACATAAGTTTGATATACTCTTTGATGAGTATTGGTGGCCGAAGTATAATCTATGGTCTACTTATACACTAGATGGCTCTACTGGAGTAGTTACTACTGATCTCACAGAGATCATTAAAAGGTTTGAAGATATTCGATCAGTATTCATAGGTAATACTAGTCGTAGAGTACTT